GATGAATAGAGTGAAGCATCGGAAGAGAGGGTCGGCAACAACCAGAGACTGCTGTGCGACCCATAAGTGACTACATGAGAAGGTCTGACGGGTCGAAGTCAGGCATCATGGACCGGACGGGTGGGTAGGGTGGGCATGGTGAACTGGCCTTGGCCATAGTGGGAGGTACGTAGGGCAGGTTGGCACGAACGGTATCTTGCAGGGCGGTGATGGTGGCTTTTTGATGGTCGTCGGTGTAGAGGGCGAGTTGACGCGTCTCGGCCAATTTGGATTCGAGCAGCTCGTTCCGTTGTGACAGCTCATGAGCTCGACCTTCAGCAGACGACAAGCGGCTGAGAGTAGAACGAAGTTGTGAGGCGGTGGCGCCTAGCTCATCAGATAGGGTCTTGACACGCTGATCAAGGGCCGCGGTTCGCTCCTGCAACATGTTGACTGTCTCAGCGAATCCCGAGCTGACAGTCTGTCGGATTTTGTCAGTAGCCTGCTCACGAGCACCCTGACGAGCAGTGAGGATTTGACAGGCGGCGTCGACCCCGACGGTGGCGTTCAAGAAGGACTCTTCGTGGCAGTTGACGCAGACATGATCGTGAAGGTATTGCTTCAACGAGTCAGCGGAGTGGATAGCCTGCTCTCTTTGAATCGACTCCCGCGTGGTGGCGAGGGACAGGGTAGCGGCCTCAAGCTGGGCTTCCAATGTGGCCACCTGGGAGGTGAGGGCGGCGTTCTCGGCCTGCAGCTCGGACATCCTCAGGCTACTAGCTACGCTCGATGTCTGAATCGGGGGAGCTTCCACGTCCAGTATGTGGGAGAGGGTGGGGATGGGGTCGTTGCGCATTTCACACACGGCGGATACACATGGGGGTAGCGAGCGTTTCACCCAGCGGGTCGTGACGGCGTTGATGGGGTCAAGAATGGCTGTGACCAGGTCACGCAAGCTTGCCGAGGCATACAATTCCGCGTACTCAAGCATGTGCTGCGTCAGTACGTCCCACAGAGCAACGCCGCGCGGGTTAAGATGAATCATAACCGGGTCGATGCCCATAACCAGGCGCCGATGAGACTTCGAGAACACACCTTTTGTCAGTCTGAAGCGCACCATCAATGCAGCCGCGTAGGGTGTAACGGCAATGAGGGAATGTGGGGTGATGAAGTCAGTCAGGGATTGGGCGGTGGTATGGCCATCGATGAACATCACGTTGAGGCGGGAGACAACCTCACCGTTTGCAGCAGTGACCTCGTACATGCCATGACAGTCTGTCGCTCTCACGGAATGGATGGTGGAGTCGTTCAGATCTTCGTCCGTGCCAGCAACCACGTTGAGGACCGAGGCTGGGGGTACCCATTTGCCATTAACATGGTGGGGAAAGGAGGAGAAGAAGGCTCGCTCAGCATGAATTTCCAGCCCCTGGTTGTAGAGGGGAGATGTGGTGGGTCGACCACGAGCGTAGGCTAGCCGCGCCTCATTATACGTGTTGTCATCGGCAATGTGGTGCGGCTTCCGACGGCCAGTTTTGAGGGCGGGTTGGACGGTCTGGGTCCGGGGCGGACGTCGGGTGGCCGAAGGCGGGGGGCTAACGCTGAGCTCCATCAGTGGGACTGGCTCGTTGGTGGTGAAGGCTGGCCTGGACTCTGAGCTTCGTGGGCGAGATGGAGGTTCACAGGGGAGAAAGGAGTCGGTCGCGTGAGCGGGGGGACGGACGACCTGGGAGTATAGACGATTGTCGATCAGGGGTGGAAAGTCGGTGGTTATTGGGCAGGTGAGCGCCCCATCGATCTCGTCAAAGGTGGATTCAGACCAAAGCAGGGAGGGTTCGTTGTTAAGGGTGGGGCCGCGGTCAGCAATGGGAGTGGCTGACGTGGTCATTAGGGCGGGGAAGTCGGACAGTGGGGGTGACGCGACAGCAGGGACAGATGGGGCCGGCTTCGTCGACACTGGTGTCATCGGTTGGGCAATGGTGGAAGCAGTGTCCAGCACAGGGGGAGCCGCGAGCTGAGGGGGTGACAGGACCGGCGCCGGAGCAGGAGCAGCGGGTGCGGGGGCTGGGTTCACGACGGGAAGAGGGGAGGTCATTTGAGGAGGGGGTGGCGGGGCGATGACAGGGGGGTCGAAAAACAGGCCATCTCCGCTCTGAACGCGGGCCAGACGGTCATTCAGTAGAACCTCGACTTCGCCAAGGGACATACTGGGGGTCACACCAAGCTGTGCCAGACCGACGGCCACTAGGTTGTTGACGTCCTCCATGCGAGTTGGTTCAGTGGATGGTGACATGTTGGATATCATGTGACTTAGGTACCCCGAGATAGGAATGAAGGGCTCGCATGGTGGATCACATACGCCATGGAATTCAACACCTTTATATGTCAGGGACCAGGTCGGGGGTGATTTGAAGGACAAGTTGGGCAGTGATTGGAAGCTGGGGCTAGGTGCGGGGGCCGATTGTTCTTGATTGTAGGAAAGAGAGGTTGGTTGTTTGTTCTTAGTAAGGCTAGAATCGGTACCGAGCATCTTGAGGTTGACGCGGGCGGCCATCTTCTCGAGCAGTTCACTTAAAAC